CTAGACGAGGTGTTGCCTCGTGGACGCCGGCCGGAGTTTATCGACGCCGCCACCGCGTATTCGCGCTGTGATTGGCTTGGTGTGGCTCGTGGTTGGGTTGACCCGGTGAAGGAAAAGCAAGGCGCGCAAATCGGTATGGAAATCGGACTCTCAACCCTCAAGCGCGAATGCGCGGAACAGGGGTTGGATTGGGAGGAAGTGATCGACCAACGCGCTATCGAAATTGCGAAGTTCACGGACAGGGGATTACCCGTCCCGGAGTGGGGCGCGCCGGTTGTTATGGCGGCCCCGGCCGATGCTTCCAATTCTAATTCGGAGTGACTAAGGATGAAATGATCGAAGCAAATCACCCGCTAAATCGCCCGTTGGCGATGCACCCGGCGTACCTTGAGGGTGCATATCAGGCGGCCCGCTCCGGGTCCTGCGAATCCCTCGCAGACCTCACCTATACCACCGTCCACGGCGTCGCCCTGATTCCGGTCCAAGGTGCACTCACGCAGTACACCACGGATTCGAACATCGGGTACGACTGGATCAAAGCGAACTTTCTAAAGGCGCTCACCGACTCCGGCGTAAAGGCGATTGCACTCGTGATCGACAGCGGCGGCGGCGACGTTGCCGGATGTTTCGACCTCGTGGACTTTATCTACGGCGCGCGCTGGGTTAAGCCGCTGCTCGCTATCTGCTCGGAACACGCATACAGCGCGGCGTACGCCATTGCATCGGCGTGTGAACAGGTGACCGTACCCCGCACCGGCGGTGTGGGCTCTGTGGGCGTTATCGCAGCGCATACGGACATGTCCGGCTCTCTCGAAAAGAAAGGCATTGCGGTAACGCTCGTGCACTACGGCAACCGCAAGGCGGACGGTAGCGACTCGCGGCCGTTGGCCCCGGATGCTCACGCCCGCATGCAAGCGGACGTGGACGCTATGGGCGAACTGTTCGTGGAAACCGTCGCGCGGAATCGCGGCATGACTCCGGACGCCGTGCGCGCCATGCAAGCCGGAACATACCTTGGACAAGCCGGGGTGGATATCGGACTAGCGGACGCTGTTATGAGCGTGGACGACGCGTTTTACGCCTTGCTCGGTGAGCTAGGTTAATCAAAGGAAATCAATTGAAACTGCAACTTAAAAGCATTGCGGGCGTTCTGTCGTTCGCGAATTTGACCGGCCGCACCAAGCCGGTGGCGGAAGCCGCGCCCACTGCGGCCGCTGCTGCTGCCGAAGTTCCGGCCGAACAAGCTACGGAGACCGTCGACACGTCGGCGGAACAGGCAACGGAAACGCCGGAAGTCCCGGCCGCTGAAGTCCCGGCCCCTGCTGCTGAGGTGGAAACCCCGGCGGCGGAAGCTACCCCCGCCGCTGCTGCTGCGGCCCCGGCCGCTGAAGCGTCCGCAGAGGACGAGGACGACGACGAAGCGGAAATGCGCGGCGCGAGCGCTGAAGCAACCGCACGTGCACGGGAGCGCGCCCGCTGCGCTGCAATCCTCGCATCCGCCGGCGCGGCCCGTAACCCGGTCCTCGCGTGTTCGCTCGCGTTCTCTACGAGCATGACCCGTAGCCAGGCAATCGCAACGCTCGATGCAATGCCGGAACCGGCTAACCCCGCCTCGCAATCCCGCGCCTCCCGTAACCCGAACCTCGGCACCGGTGGCGATCCGCACGTGACCCCAGCACAAGCGCAAGCCGCCGGCTGGGACCGCGCCTTTAAACAAGCCACCGCACGATAACCAACACGAGAACAAAACATGACTTATCCCGTTTTTAATGAAAAGCGCCACGACGGCGGATTCCTGATTTCGGAGGCTAACGGCCACCGCTCGCGCGAACGCGCTGTTATCGCCAGTTCGGCGGACCTTGAAGCCGGTACGGTCCTCGGTCTCACCACGGCCACGGGCATTTATGCGCCCGTGAACCCGGCCGCTACGGACGGTACGCAGACCGCCGCCGCAATCCTGTTTGGCCATATCTACGCGGACAGCATCTACTCGAACGGCACGGACGCCACCGGGACGATTATCGCCCGCGACGCGGAAGTGAACGCCTCGGAACTTGTGTACGTGGATACCATGACCGCCGCACAAACCACGGCCGCGCTCGCGTCGTTGAAGTCGGCCGGCATCGTCGCCCGCTAATCGCTTAACCAATTTATTTAGGATTTCTCACTAATGGCAAGTTTGGACATTTTTAATCAGGACGCTTTCTCGACCGTTCAACTCACGACGGCCGTCGAAAAGTTCCCGTATCAGCCTACCGGCCTCGGCCAACTCAACATGTTCGAGCCGGACCCGATCCGTACCACGGCGCTGGCGGTCGAACAACGCCAAGGTAAGCTCGTCGTGATTCCGTTCTCGGAACGCGGCCAACAAGGTACGCAACGTAATACCGAAAAGCGCCAAATGCGCTATTTCGACGTACCGCGTCTGATGCACTCGGACACGATCTACGCGAACGAACTGCAAAACATTCGCGCGTTCGGTACGGAAACGGAATTTATGCAAGTTCAAGCCGAAGTGGCGCGCCGTGTGAGCGGCCCCACGGGTCTGACTAGCAATATCGAATACACGTGGGAATTTCAACGCCTCGCGGCCGTGCAAGGTAAGTGTTTGGACGCGGACGGGTCGGTTAAGTACGATTGGTTTGACGAGTTCGGCATTACCGCGCCGTCGGCTATCGCGTTCAATCTGGCGGCGAAGCAGGAAGGCACGTTGCGCCCGCTGATTAACGACCTTATCCGTACGATGGCGCGCAAGTCGCAAGGCGCGTTCACGCCGTCGACCAAGGTCTACGCGCTGTGCGGCGACGCCTTCTATGATGCGTTCGTTACGCATCCGGACGTGGTTAAGACGTTCCTGAACTGGTCGGCCGCTGCGGACCTCCGCGACAGCCAAGGCGCTGCGTTCTCGGTGTTCTACTTCGGCGGTGTGTACTGGTACAACTACCGTGGTTCGGACGATAACACCACGCTCAAGATTGCGGACAACGCCGTACAGTTCTTCCCTGTCGGCGCTCCGGGCGTGTTCCGCGTGGCCTACGCTCCGGGCGAGTCGTTCGAGTGGGTGAACACTCCGGGCAAGCCGATTTACGTTATCCCGATCATGGACCGGGACCGTAACTCGTTCTGGTCGGTGGAGGTGTACAGCTACCCGCTCCATATCTGCACGCGTCCGGAAGTCCTGTTGACCGGTACGGCGTAAGGTCCGGCGTGATCGACCTCGACACGTTGGTTAATGGGGCGATCACGGGTGTTTTCGGTGAGGCTTTGGCGTACACCGCCAAGGCGTCCCAAATCACAACCACGATTCAAGCCCCGTTCTCCGATCCGTACAAACAGCAAGTCTTGATGGAGGACGGGACCGCCGCGTGGCGCGAGGAATCGCCCTACTTCGGCTGTCGTCTTTCCGACCTCCCATCCCTCCCCGTCCGGGGCGACACGGTTGTACGTGTCTCTACCGGCGTTCGTTACCTCGTGTTTGATTCCGTGCCTGACGGCGTGGGGTGGACACGCATTCTCTTAAAGGTTCTTTCGTGACTACGGCCGCCGATCTACGCGCCATAGCAATTACAGCGCTGACCGGCACGACCCTAGCCGGGACGAACGTTTTTGCTCCCCGCGACATTTCAACATGGCAAGGGGACTACCCCCTATTAATCGTCACGCTTTCCAAAGGGCGCGGCGAGGGTCTCGGTAACGTTGGACCGCCCAAATTCGACACCACAGTAACGCTACGTATCGCCGCTCGTGTAAGCCACCCGGCCACAGAGGACGACACCGGCGCGGCGTTGGTGTACGAGGACTTGGAAACGCTTTGCGACCAAGTATTAGCGGCGGTTATTCGTTACCCGGACCTCTACGAACTGATTTCCGAATACCCGTATTTCGAATGGGAAATCGTGGACGTGGGCAAAGAGGACGCCGGAAACCACTTGGGCGAAGCCGTTATAAACATCGGCCTCAAGTGGACACAAGGTCCGGCGGACTTCTACCAACCAACGAGCGTTCCGCTCGAAACCATTTCTGTTGATGCCTCCGGCGTATCTCCGGACGCATCGGGCACGGTCGCACCGGGCCTGTTACTCAACTTCACTACATAAGAGGCGCTATGCGCGTACAGCCTGCACCGGGCGTTTTGATTCGTTGTCCTGAAACTAAGCGCCTTTACGGCGAAGCGGACCAAGTAACGGTCCCCAAACATTCCAAAACTTACGCCTACTGGCGACGGCGTGTCCGCGACGGCGACGCCGTGGTTATCACCGCCGATGAAGGGAGCAACTAATAATGTCTATTTCGTTTAACGATATCCCGACTGATATCCGCGTCCCGCTGTTCTACGCGGAAGTCGATAACTCGAAAGCGAACAGCGGCGCGACTACGTTTCGTTCGCTGATTATCGCGCCTATGGACGCGTCCGGAACCGGCGTAGCTGATACCCCGGTTTTCTGTTCGAGCGAGGCGACCGCAAAGACGCTTGGCGGTGTCGGCTCGGTCCTGCACCTGATGGTTAAGGCGTACCGCGCGTCGGACGACTTCGGCCAATTGTGGGTCCTCCCCGTGGCGGATGCTGTGAACGCCGTTAAGGCTACCGGCTCTATCACTGTCGGCTCTGCGGCCACCGATTCGGGCACGATTGAACTGTACGTGGCCGGCGTGCTGATTGAGGTTCCGGTTACGTCTAGCGATACCCCGGCGCAAGTCGCGGCACACATCGCGGCGGCTGTGCAAGCGAAACTTGCACTTCCGGTTACGGCGGCCGTTAGCGGTACGAACACCTCGCAAGTCGTGTTCACCGCAAAGAACGGCGGCACTGTCGGTAACGACATTCCGTTGGTATTGAACTACCTCGGCGCGGCGGGCGG